GAGATATAGAAATTTTAGAATCTATTCAAGAAAAATTAACTGAAAAAATAAATGATAGAATAAAGAACATGGTAATTGAGGTAAGTAAATAATGGCAGGTGAATATTTTCCAATGTTTAGAGATTATTCTCTTGCTGTAGAAAAATGGCTTAGAGAGATTGTTCGCATACCAAGAATAGATCAAATAACTGCTCTTATACAAAAAATAACACGCAGAGGAACAACTGACGGCGGAATTAATCAACTTGAAATAACTATCGATAGTAATACTTTTGAGGTAAAAGGTAAAACTTATATCAAGTTTAAACAAGGTCAAAATATAGAATTAATAGGTACATTACAAAATGACGCTATTTATATGATAAGTAAAGTTGTAAATAATATTTTAATTCTTGATCCAGCTTATAAAATATTAAAAGCAGAACAGCCATCTCCTGCTGGTGAGGTTAAACAAAGAATTAACGTGTTTTATGCGGATATGGAAAAAGCAATATCATTGATAGCAAATCCTCTTAGAAATGGACAGTTTGATACTCCAGGTGTGGCTTATTTTATATCTAACTATCAATATTCTGTAGAAAAAAGTCGCCCAAGAGAGAACTATTATGTCAAAAGAACGAAAGATAATAATACAGGAAATATAAGTAGGGTGAATATGGTCCCTCCTTTACAGGAATATCAAGTCAGTTATACTATAAATATCTGGGCTAGATATAAACAAGAGTTGGACATGATGCAGTATCAAATTCTTTCAGAGTTTGCACCACAAAAATGGTTTTGGATACCAGGTGCTATTTATGACGAAGAGGAAAGTAGAGGCAAAGAACACCAAGGACAATGGGCACATTGTTTAATGGAGACCGCTTCTGATGTATCTGATCTTGAACCTGGAGATGCACAAGAAAGAACTTTGAGATTTGAAATTAGTTTTACAATTACCAATGCTTTTATTCCATTGCCATTTGAAAAAGATCAAAATTATATTGGATCTTTACAAATAGAGACGACAACACAAAAGGAAAAACCTTATATTTAAGGAGAAATAGAATGGTTAAAATTAAGAACAAAACGTATCAACCACTGCCACTACTGATTGATGACAAAACTATCATTGTACCTGGTAGAATGTCAATTGATGTACCAACTGTGACAAAACAAATGATTGCCTTGAAATCCAAGGGTATGTTGCAAATTATTAAAAAATAAGGGGGAATTATAATATGGCACGATTTTTAATTTCGCCTGGAGTAATTACACGTGAAGTTGATAATTCACAATACGCAGCAACAAATCCTGGACTTGGTAATATCGCTGCTCTTGTTGGTTATGCCGAGAAAGGACCCTTTGAGCCTACATTAGTTACTGGAACACAGAACTTTGTAGAAAAATTTGGTAAGACTCTTGCCAATGCTCCATACCTTGCTCAAGCAGCCTACAAATATTTTGAAGAGAACGATACTCTTCTTGTAGTGAGAGCAGGTAATAATCAAGATCCAGAAGCTTATCCAAATGCTGCACAATACTCCAGTCTAAAAGTACGACTCAATCCAACAAATCAAAACGCAACTGCTGGTTATCAAAAATTTGTACCAACAGCTGATGTACAACCAGGGATGTTTAGTAGTGGGGCATCTTATGGTTTCAAAGTTTTGGCAGACTTTAGAGCATTTAAGACACCAAAATATCTTGAAAAATGGAATGGTATGGCTGTAGAAACAGCAAACTCTTTAGGTCCATCTCCAATGACAAGTATATATGAGACTGTCTTTAAAACAGCTTTCACATCTTCATCAGCTTCTGCATTTGAAGCTAATTACAAGAGAAAGCATTCTGCAGGATCAACTGCTGAATACTATGGTACAGGTACAAAATCAGGTTCAAGCTTTGGTGATACAGTTTCTGCAACTTTATATAAATATAGAGATAACGATACATATGCTGATGATCCAACTGACTTTATTGTGTTAAATGGTAGTTATGCTGCTAATGCTGTTGGTAGTGTAAATATTCTTGATGGAAAAGATTTCAGTACAACAAGTGGAATATTGGTTATTACTCTTGGTGCAGTAGCTTATACTGTTACATTAGATGAAGCATTTGCAAATGCTGATGCTCTTGCTGCTGGAATCAATACAGCATTAGAAACTGCTGATGATGGCACTGGTGTTGTTGATATTTCTAATAGAATAGAAGCATCAGTTCTTAAACAAACAGCAACAACTGCTTATTTAAGATTAGTTAAGAAATCAAGCACAAATACTGGATTTACTCTTGGTGGAACTGCATTAGCAACACTTGGATTAACTTCAGGAGAATATCTTGATTCAAAAGGCATAATCGGTACTTGGCATGCTGAAACTGTTTTATCTGGAACACCACAAACATTTAGCGGTGTGTTTAGTTATACATTACAAAAAACAGAAGCTGCCGCTCTTTCATTTGAAGACTATGCAGAGATCAGTGTAGCCGCTCCTCTTTCAGGAACATGGACATTGAGCGATATTGCTTCTCAAATTCAAACAGGATTAAATACAGCTTTTACTGCCTATAACCATCCTCAAGCAAGAGGCATAGCAGCAGTAGCAGGTGATGGTAAGATTACAATTACTGCAAGTGATTTAGCATCTACTATGGCATCAATAGTAAAAATTGAAGCACCATCATCTGGTAATTCTTTGATTACATTGCTTGGTGGAGTAGAATCACCAGTTAATGGTCTTTCTCCATCTTCAGTTGGTGAAGCAGTTTATACAATCAAAGCTAAAGAAAAAGGTTCTTATGGCCAAAAACTTATTCTTAGAACAGAAGAAAAGAGAGTTAATTTAGGACCGGAACAAGTTATTTATCATAATATCTATGTTCTTTTAGATGGTTACGAAGTTAGAACATATCAAAAGATTAATTGGACAAATCCAGAAGATGCTAATTTCTTCCTTACAAGAATGGCAAGTGATCCTTATGTTTCAATTGATGCTGAAGATGAAGATGGCGATGAAATATTTGCTCAACTTCCAAATGGTGATTGGGCATTAGGTCAAAGTGAATTACCAAATGGTGTAACAACACAACAAGCTGAAATTGTTTCTTATACAGTAGGAACAAATGGTTGGACAGAATCAAATGGTCTTATAACTTCTATGTCTGCTGATTTAAAGAAAGCATTAGAGAAATTATACAACCCTGAAGTTTATGATTTCAATCTTGTGGCTGCTCCAGGTTCTGCTGATCCAATAGTACAAAATGCAATTCAAGATCTTTGCGAAAGCAGAAAAGATTGTTTTGGAATTGTTGATGCAGCTCCATTTGGATTAGGACTTGGAATTAAAGAAGGGCTTAATAGTGTTGTAGATGTAACATCATCTTGTAACACAATTAATTCTTCTTATGTTGGAGTTTTCTGGCCATGGTGTCAAGATTATGATGCTGATAATGAACAATATGTATGGCTTCCACCATCAGTCTATGCTCTCAAGAGCATGGTTTATACAGATAATGTTGCTGATCCTTGGTATGCACCAGCTGGTACATCAAGAGGCAAGGTATCTGCATTAGATGTAGAATATTCACCATCAAGAGGTGATAGAGATCTTCTTTATGGGGATACAAATATTGTTAACCCAATTGTATACTTTGTAAATGAAGGCATTACAATTTGGGGTCAAAAAACAGGACAGAGAGTTAAATCTGCAACTGATAGAATCAATGTAAGAAGATTGATGATTTATGCTGAAAAGTTGATTGCAAATATGGCAAGAGGATTCTTATTTGAACCACATGATTCTGCTAATTGGGCTGCATTTACAAGACAAGCAAATGCTATTCTTGAACCAATTAGACAACGTCGTGGTCTATATCAATACTCTGTTGTTTGTGACTCTTCAACAAATACAGCTGATTTAATTAATCAAAATATCATGGCTGGTAAGATTTATCTTCAACCTCTAAAATCGGTCGAGTTTATAGAGGTTGAATTTACAATCAATGCAACTGGAGAAGTCACCGTTGCAGAATAAATTTAATTAGTCAAAATAAAAGGAGCCAATGATTGGCTCCTTTTTTATTACATTTATTATTAATAAAAGAGAAGATAATTTCATGGAAATATATAAACTTTTATTAGATAATGCTTTTTTAGGAAATGATATTTTTAAACAAGAAATGAATGGTGAACTATT